GTTGTGTTGCAGAATTTGCCACTGAGCCACCCGATCAAAAATATGATCTAGTAATATGCAATCAAGTGTTGACCTACATCCCTGACGATGATTTAGTCTGGGTCAAACAACGGCTGATGAATTTAACTGGTGTTGCTTGTTTTATTGGAATGCACGTTAAATCGCCTAAGGCCAAAAAACAAATATACAACAAACAATACTTTTCTGCTGAACGCAGTCAAGACTGGTACAGAGAATTTTTCAGTGACTGGCAAGGTTCCCAGCTTCACTGGTGGTTTCGAGACAGACCTTATAACCCTGATTGGATGAACAATGACACTAATAGACGCTGACTATCAAAAACAACTGAACCGTATGCATGCCAAAGGCAAATTCAATAACGGTTACAAAGCCTACCGAATAGTAGATAAATTTTTCAAGGACTATCAACCAACTAGTGTACTGGATTTTGGTTGTGGCAAAGGTGCGCTAATTGCTAGTGTTAGGGAACTGAATCCAGGAATTGTGTCTGAGGGATATGACCCTGGTAACCCCGAATTTGCAAGATTACCTGACAGAACATTTGACGCTATTGTTAGCACTGATGCGTTGGAGCATATTGAGCCTGCTTACCTAGACGAGACCTTGCGCATGATTAGTAGTAAAATGGATCGCTGTGGCTTTTTTAGAATTGCTTGTTATCCAGCTAAGAAGAAATTGCCTGATGGACGTAATGCTCACTTGATTGTGGAACTACCTGAGTGGTGGCGAGCCAAAGTAGAGACAGTTATGGGAGTTAAGATTGTCTGGGAAGAAATCAGCGTGTTTGACAAAACTGATAAATGGAACTGGGTCAAAGGTCACAACTATGATATTGTTGTAGTTAAAAAAACAGCTTGAACTTTTGATAGATGCGGCCTGCTTGTGCATCTTGATCGCTCCAGTGTGCTGCCGCTAGATTGTTGATCCACTGATCTCTAGCAAACATCTGGGGCGATTCTATTTTTGTAATATCAGTATTGGCCACATCCCAACTCACGCAACTGCGATCATCAACAAATATTGGTATACCTTCACACACTGCTGCCACACTTGCCGAACTGTTAAAAAATACTGCGGCATAGGCTCCACGTAAGTTATCTACTAATCGTGTAGTGCTTGGGTCAATAATATGTACGTCAAGCCTATCGCGATAGTGTTTAGATCTAAATATGTCAAAATCTTTGGGATCGTACGCACCAGGATGCGGGCGTACCATAATTGGTTTGATACTGTTGGCACGGATTTGTACAATTTTTTCTTTTAACCAGGTGATAGGGTCAAGAGACTTCATAGAAAAGCCGCCGTCTCGTTGCATGCATATCAAGATATGACCACTAGCGTTGTGCTGTGGTGGAGCTAATTTGATTTTTAACGCATTACTAATTTCTAACCATTTAACGTCTGAGCTATTTTTATTAGCATATTCAGCTCGATCATAGAACGGACCACCAAGACTGTATCTTAAATATGTGCCGTGATTGTCAAGGTATTTAAAACAGCTTGCATCAATACACATGGTGTTGAACCCGTGTCGTTGTTGTTCGGCGATGATCTGTTTTCTTAATTGTATGTTTGGACCGCCTGTGTTCGTGGTTGCCCATCCCAAAATAACAGCTAACTTGCTAGGCTGATAACGGTTGGCCCATTCAACATGAACTGACGCACCGGCACGTTTTGCGCCTGCGGCAAAACTTTCTAAACATTCAATTTTTCTTGTATGTTTTTTGGGGTTAGCTACACTGCTAACATATACTATTACATCAGTGGTCATTGAGTATCCGCCAGGCGGTACCATCTTTCATTTCAGGTTCTGTAAATTGACAATATGCCAGGTGTCTTGCCCATCTCTCAACTTCATCAAGCGTTGGAATATGTGGGTCAACAATTGCGCTAATAGTCTGACTACAAAGTGGGGCAGCAGCATTAGGTCCTAGGGTAATAGCTGGTTTGCCATTGAGTAACGCTTCGCCAGCAGCAATGCTACTAAATGTTACCAAGCAATGAACATCTTGCTCCAATGCCATTTCCATAGTGTCTGTACTTTGACGAACACTGCGACTTTGTTTTTCTCGAACCACAATTGGACGATCAGTGTGCGATCGTATTTCTGCTTGAACTTTATCTATCCAATCTTCAAGATTGATATTGTATAAATTTAATAATTTTTGACTGGGCGGTGCCAATAAAATATTTGTGCCTGGTCGAAACTTTTTTAACCGTACACCGGTTGCTGCCCACCTGTCAGCAGGACGTTCAATAATAGGCCCAAAATTCTGTACATCGTTTCTAGTAACACGGTGATATGTTTTCTTTCGACCATTACCAAAATAACCTGTGTCAATGTAATAAAAATCCCTATTTTGATCGCGACATGCTTGCATTTCCTTACGTTTTGTTATGCCTCTTAACACAACCGGTGCAGTGCTAACACTATCACGCTTCCAAGTGCTAATCTGTCCACCAGCACCTAGTATAAAACTTTGTAAAAATGGATCGTACATGTGCCCTTTTTCCTTGTATTTTGTTTCTCCAGGTTCTATTGCCAACGCAATAACTGCATTTGTTCGCAACCCATGTAACTGTGTAACTAAATTTTCTAATGTTACTCCGTAGCACCAGGCTGCTGGATCTACCCGATATTTGAGTATGTCTTCAAACAATTTTTTGATATCTGGAGGTACCATATCAAACACATGCCTAGGAGGTAACGGCACTGACGCATCTTGATCTTCAATTTCTTCGCTCATATATCTCTTTGTTGACAGTATTCTGTTAGAATACGTTCTCTGTGCCAATCTTCACTCTGTGGTGTGTCAGCAAACTCATGAAAGCACGGAGTACCGAGGGTGTAATGCAACAATTTGGCATCTGGATTTGGCCCGTATTCATCAGGCAACCAGTTCCACTCTTTCGGTAACTCACCTATGCGCTCATCATCTAGCCAAGAAAAGCGGTGGAGCTCACTACCAGTGGATTTTTGTACAAACTCAGGTGTAAGTTTTCTGTTAGGGAAGCTATTACAATTCCACAAAATAACACTACTCCAATTTTTTCGAGGATAGTCTTCATTTTTTGCTCCTAGATACTTTACAGGCATCCGAGTTTTGTAGTCATGCTTGACCACTTGCACATCTAGTGCAGGGTTACGTAGATCCCAGAGCTCTGCAATGTCGGCGCAAACAATCATGTCCCCGTCAATAAAGATAGCGTGGCCTGTATACTCTTGCAGATGTGGTACAAGAAAGCGTGTGTAGATAAAGTGATTGCTGCCATCTGTGTGTGTTTCGCTGTAGTCTTTAAATAAGTTTAAGGCTACAGGAATAATAGCTACAGGTCTACTAGAGTTGCGAATGACAGAATTTGCACAGGTGTGGAACGCAATTGCTTCGCGCGGGTCGTAGCCAATGTATACAGGGATAGCTTTCATTTACGCTCAATGTCTTCTTCAACACAGTTTTCTCCGTACTGAATTTCAATTAGTTTTAACGGTTCATCAGTTTCATTACATAGCTGATGCCACTCGTTTAATTTAATCCAAGTTGATTGGTGCTTGGCAGGACTGGCCATTAGGTCACGATCTGTGCTGTGCGGATCTACTGTGTACACTGTGGCTTCTCCTTCGGCCACAAACCAAAATTCTGCACGTTTGTCATGACGTTGCATACTCAAACATGTTTTGGGATTAACAGTAAGTTCTTTTAGTTTGGTATTGGCACCAACTTCGTGTAACACACGATAGTATCCCCAAGCTCGGTGTGTCTTGGGCTTTTTCCAATCTTCAAGAATCCATGAACTAGAATTCTTTTTATCCTCGCCGCCCACGCCAAATGCAAATTCTAAATTGGCATCTACCACATCCATTTCAGGAATGTTTTTGTCAGTGCGATCACCACCATTGGCAAATACCAACGTTGCGTCAGGGTAGTGTGCTCGAACTTGTCGAATAAATTCTTTAGCCGAGCCATCTGCATCGTCAAATGTGTACACTTCGTCTACCATGGCAAGATTGTTTATCACACACAATCTTTCCGTCCAGGGCATGAATGGTCGACCTTTTTTACGAGTCAACCATTCATCTGAGTTAAGTCCCACAATCAGCATGTCGCCCAAGGTGCGGGCTGCTTTAAAATAAGCAATGTGTCCAGAGTGTAGCGGATCAAAGCCGCCGGTTACAAGTACGATTTTCATGCAGGTATTTACACCTGGATGTCTTCCATGCCAGCAGTTCTTAGGCGTACAATATGACCCATTTGCCATTGCTTGGAATCTAGTCCCTTAAGAATGCCCAACCAGCGATTACGCAAATATGCTACTTCGTTTATAATAGTTTCGTAGTCAATAACTTCATCTTCGCCGTCTACATATTTTTCAGCATCTCTGCTGGTCAATGCTCTAGCATATCCTTCCAGATACTTTTGAAAATGTTTCCTACGAATTTTTCGAAGTTGAATATTAAGATAGTTAAGCACCGCTTCAATCTCTTGTAGTTGGTTAAAGCGATGCTCAGTTATACCCGGGAGAGCACTGATGTTTTTTTCAACCAATCCACCAATTTTACAATCTTTCTTGGCTTCATTGAGTTCGTTTTCGTAGTGTGAAACAAAATCTGGAATCGCACCAAGGTCAGCAACTACTCTACTATACCACATGTTCTAATTCTTTCACTAACCAAGGGAATGTTATACGCCAGTTGAGATTTCTGCGACGATCAAGTTCATCAAGCACAACTCTAAGTTTAATCAACTGATCTTCTTGACGAGTATTTTGATTGCACTGCAACTGCAATGTCTTCATCATGTTGCGACTATTTTGGTGTTGCCATTCGTCATTGGGCATCACCTGTAGTATTTTTTCAAAATCTTCATCAAAAAATCCTGGACCAAATATGCTAGGATTAAAATATTGATTATCGACCACAGCCATATGATAATGTCCTATCTTTCGTGTAGCTCTGTGTTGATTAATGTATTCTAACAACGATTCCATGGACTTTATGCCCAGGCCTGTAATGGTCTGATTGATATTGAGTGTGATCCAATGCTGTTCTACTAGATATTCAAAGTTTTGTTTCCATTGCTCAAGATTAAATCCATAACGGATATATTCCTGTTCAGGCCCCCAACAGTCAATGCTGCAAGTTATATCAAGACGTTTAATCTTGCGTTGAATTAGTAATTTACGTACACGTTGCACAAACTCAGTTAGTTTTGTTTTAGATATTTTGAGATTGGTTACAATGTTAAATTCTAATTCAGGATTATTGTGAGATTCTAGAAATTCCAAGCAAGTTTCAAATTGTGATTGAAAAAATGGTTCTCCGCCAAGAATGTGCAATCTACGAAGATCTTGATAGTTAGATTCAAGCCAAGTCCAAAACTCTGTTTGTAATTTAGTATTTTGGGGGTGTTTTACTGCTGTGTTAACAATGGTTACACCATGCGATTCAAACTTACCAAATCTTTCGTTTTCATTTTGTATACGACTACTAAATCCGTCCCAACAGTAAATGCAGCTCATGTTGCATGTATTATCAAGATACACTTCAACAATTCTAGGAGTTACATGTGTTGCTGTTAGATCAGTGTCGAGTTCAGGAGGCGATAGGTCAGGTATTTGTAGATGAAACTGCCTGTCACTTTGTCCTCCCGAACTTTCCATATCCTTACAATATTCACAGCCTCCTGTGGGCCATTGCCCAGCTAACATTAGTTTGCGATCAGCAATCTTTTTAGGAGTATTATGAAAACTAGAAAAATTTTCTGAATCTATATCGCTACTATTAACTCTATGACAAGACTTTGTTTTACCCGTGTACAAATGAATGGTACTCCAAGTCCACTTTAGTTGACAAGCAGTATCTGTAGCAATAGGAAAAAACTTTTGGGACATTAATTTTCCCAGTCTTCGTCTTCGTCGTAGTCAGAATCTTCCTCTTCCTCTTCCTCTTCAACATAGTCTTTATCGTTGTCAAGATACGCAGTTAATGCTGTCTTGATGTCTCGATCGCCAGTAAAGGCTGCACGGATATCTTCTACGTCACTATCGTTATCCATTAAGATTTGTATTACTGTTTCAGCTGCCTCGGCGCGGTCAACTGTGTTAACGTAACGCTTGAGTTCGCCCCAAATTTCTGCTGCTATTGCTTCGCTCATTCCTCATCTCCTTCAACGCTACTTACCTCTGCTTTCTGATTTTTAAAATCTTCCATAACTTTGTCTAAGCAGGCGTCGTCGTTCTTTTCCCAAGCCTTGCGGAACTTCTTGATAATCTCGCCTTCGCTTGTGGTAAACACCAAGCTGTTGCCTTCACGTTTGAGCAGGCCTTTTTTCTCAATCAAGTCAACCAAGCCACTGTAAGGACTCATACCTGTTGTGTAAGGAATTTTAACTTGCACACCTTCAAATGGTTTGGCATAACGTGTTTTCATAACTTTACAGCCTGCACGAATACCATTTACTTCAGAAACTTTGTTACCATCTTCGTCCTCTTTGAGTTTCATCTTCTTCATGGCCACAACAATAGAGCTGGCGTAGATAAAGCCTTGGCCGCCTGAGATCTTGTCATCAGGATCAAACATGTCTTGACTTGCGTATGTATGATTTGTACAAACTAATCCGACACCGTATGCGCCAAACATGTTTACACAATTGCGCACAAGTGAAGTAAGAGCCTTGGGCTTGCGACCCATATCGCCTTTCATGTCGCCTGCATCAAACTGATTAACGTCTGTTGGTGTTAGCAACATGCCCAGACTGTCAATAACAAACAACACCTTGGGGCGGTCGCCGTCTGGCAGTGCTTTGTAGTCGCTCATAAAAGTACTGATAGTTTTGGCAACATCATCAATCATGGCCATACTCAACTTGAGTAGCTTGCTATCGTTAGTGTCAACACCAAGTGCTTTGAGCCAATTCTCGTCAAGAGCGTTTTCACTGTCAATCAATACCACAAAGATACCTTGCTCTTGTGCATTCTTGATAATGTTGCCAGAACAAATGTACGATTTGCCTGCGCCAGAGTCTCCAGCAAATACTGTGACCTTGCCCAATGGGATACCACGATTCCAGTCTCCTGAGATCAAGTAGTTTAGTGCATAATTGCCTGTTGAGATCCAGTCTGTTGGATCATTAAAACCAATCGATAGGCCGTCGATTGATTTGGTAATTTCCTTACGAAATTTACTTACATCAAATGGTTTTCCCATATATCACCTGTTATAAAAATAGAGAACACAAGGGGTTGACCCTTGTGTTAGTGCAGAGATTACTGCTTGGTTTGACGTGCGCGGATCATGGCCAAGATGTCCTGGGCATTGCCGCTGGCGGCTGGTTTAGCAACAACTGGCGCAGTTGCTTCAGCTGGCTCATCTTCCCAGGCAGGAGTTTCTGCTGTTGGAGCAGGTGCTGCCTTTGCTACTGGAGTAGGAGTGGGTGCTGGGGCAGAAGTTTCTGCATCATTTGAGCTGCCTCCAGGTGCGTTAACGCCTGCTGGACGGAAGTATTGACCCCAACGCTCAGTGTCGTACGGCTGTCCATCTACACTTGCTTCAAACATTTCTTTGATGACTTTTAATTCAACATCACCAGGACGCTTGGGCAAGAATGTGCTCAAATCAAACAACCCATTTGCATCTACTGCGGCTTGTTCAACTTCAGTAAGAGCGGATTCTTTACGTGCCCACTTTGAAGTAGAGTAGTCAGCATAGCCACCTTTTGATGTCTTGCTGATACGGAAGTCCAGGCCACGCATCATGTCAGTTGGCAATTCTTCCAGTTCTGGATCCATCAAAGCGCCTTTGATAGTTGCAAACAACTGTGGGCCAATAATGAACTTACGGATTGGATTGTCTGGAGTTTTGTCGTCGGCGATTGGGTTTTCACGCACAAAGCCTTGGAAGATGTAACTGCGTTTCTTCCAGTACTTGCGACCCATGTCTTCAAGACTCTTGTCTTTGAACCAAGTGCGCACTTCTGCCAAGATGGGACAAGCATCGCCCCACATTTCCACACAAGGTACTTGTACCATGACTTGCTTAGATTCCATTTCCCCTTTGACGCCGTTGAAGGGTAACCGAATCATGGCTCTTTCTTGCCAGAAAAATGTGTTTTTGGTATTTCCATCGGGGAGGAAGCGTAGTGTAGCCGATTGGCCTTCTTCCATATTCCAGTGAGCGTAGATTGATTTATCGCCGCCGCCTTGCGAACCTTGTCCGCCTTTGTTGCCCTCTGCCGCTTGTAAACGTGCTCGGATGTCTGCTAATGATGCCATATTGTGTTGCCTTTCTTGTGCGTTAATATGATTGTTAATTTAAGATTTACTTAAATGCTGCCTACAAGGTTATTTTAACACAGCCTGTCTGTGTTTCCTACCTTTACGGTAGAGAATTTTGCCTATCTAGTTGATTACGGAAGTGTGCGCTACTACGCACACTTCTTTGTTTTATTTATGTTATCTGATTAAAGCTAGTGATTTTATTCTTGCCAAAACAGCATCGCCTTCACGAGACTCATACATACCGCCACCGCACTCCATCAAGCCGTGTTCTGGACAGTACTCACCTTCGGCTGTCATGTTGCAACTACCTTCAACTGTGGGTGCTTCGAATCCAGGCATGACTTCAAACGTGTTGATTACATCAGCTTCAGGCATGATCATTCTT